TCGTACAATGTACACTCCACTACAGGCCCCAACGACTACGTCATTGACCTCACCGCTGACGATCCGGCACCAATCACAGACGTCACCCCAAAAGGCGTTCTGGGCGAGTGACGCGCGGTTTCGTCTGTTCGTCGGCGGCCGTGGCAGTGGCAAGACGCGGGCCGGCGCCGTGGAAGCACTGCGACAGCCCCGAGGCTCCACGGGACTCATTGTTGCGCCGACGTATCCCATGTTGAAACTTGGCGCAATGGAGACAATTCTTCGCTTGGTCGCCAAGGCTGGCATCGCGACGTCGTGGAACAAGTCAGATATGGAACTTCGTTTGCTCGGTGACCGGCGCATCATCTTTCGCAGTGCGGATAACCCTGACCGGCTCCGAGGCGCTAACGCTGGATGGCTTTGGCTCGACGAGGTCGCCATGATGGACCGCGACATTTGGCCGTTGAGTATCGCAACGCTTCGTGAATCGCCAGGTCGGGCTTGGATGAGTACGACGCCACGCGGCAAAGATTGGGTCTATGAGTTGTTCGCCGGCAATCATCGCGACTACGCAACGATACGAAGCAAGACGACGGACAACACGTTCCTCGATGACACCTTCGTTGCCACGCTCAAAGAATCGATGACATCCGAGATGTATCGCCAAGAGGTCGACGGCGATTTCATCGACCCGATTGGCGCCATGTTTCAAAGGCACTGGCTACGCACGACCGACACGCGACCGCACAATGCGAAGTGGTTCCGCTATTGGGACTTGGCATCGTCGGTTAAGCAGAGCGCAGACTATACCGCGTCCGTCCGTGTGTGTTTACACGACGGCGTGTTCTATATTGCCGACGGTATCAAAGTGAAAGCGGAGTGGCCTGATGTACGACGCATCATGGTGGACACCATGCGCCGCGAAGCGGACACGACGCACGGCATCGAGAAAGCACAGCACGGACTCGCCGCAACGCAAGAACTGCGACGGCTTCCCGAGACAAAGTCCAGCGCGCTATGCCTTGGGCGTCTAGAGCCGAAGCCGGAGCCGTGGCCGTGGTGAACGGTGCATGGGTTCGTGATTTCTTGGATGAGGTCGTCGCGTTCCCAAGCGCACCGCATGACGACTACGTAGACGCGGCCAGCGGTGCGGTCGCGATGATTTCGAAGCCTCGCGTAGAATGGAGTTTTGCATGACCATGAACAACCCGGCATGGCTGGGTCAGTTACTGCGCAACGGGACGATTAAACAGCCCGACATCGCATACGCACACGTGGCGCCGTTGTATCGTGCGGTTGAACTCCGTGCCGATGCACTGAGTTCCGTGCCGTATCGTTTGATGCGCAACGGTGTCGAAGTGGAGTGGCCATGGAAGAAGAATTTTTCACGGCTCATCGCATCGACGGAACGAAGCCTTCTCGTCACCGGCGCGGCGTACTGGGTGCGTATCGTCAAAGGTCGCACGCTGACCGGCTTCGAGGCGCTCAACCCCACGACGGTGAATTACCGCTACGATCCGAACATGGGCACGCTTGAAAATCCATACCTCGGCTTGTCGTTCAACCAAGTGATTGGCGGAAAGATGTACGGGCCGTGGACGTTGGAACAAATCGTATACTTCCGTGAGAACTCATTCATCGACGACGTCGGGCCGGGCTTGGCACCTGCGCAGGTCGCCATGCAGAACGCGCAGTTGTCCTACAACCTCGACCGCTTTACTTCGATGTTCTTTGAGGGTGGAGCGCAGCCGGTGACAGTGATGAACTTGCCCGACTCGATGGATGACTCCGAGTTTAAACGGATGGGCGCAGAGATTAACCAGCGCGGAAGCGGAGTACTCAACGCGTTCAAATGGATATTCGTGCGTGCGCAAGAACTCAAGGTACAGAAGATTACACCGGACATCAATACGTTGATGATGCCAGAACTCGCCGACCGTACACTGAAGCAAATCGCCATGACCATGGGCGTACCGCTGACCATGCTCGAAGCATCGGCGGCGAACTACGCAACCGCAGATTCTGACCGGCAATCATTTTGGCGCGAAACCGTCATCCCTCGGTTGCCGAAGTTGGCCGACGTTCTCAACGAGCAACTCCTCGGACCGCTCAACTACGAAATCCAATTCATGCCGGAGCAACTCGACGTCATGCAAGCCGACGAAGCACAGCGCTCCGGGTCTTTGTTGCAGTTGACGCAAGCCGGCGTACCACTTCGGGCCGCGATGCAGATTCTTGGCTACGACAACATTGCCGACATCGTGCTTCCCGGCGATCTCGCCGCGCCGGAATCGACACCAGTCGAAGCGCCAACCAACGAAGGCACCGTCGCACCTGAGGGCATGACGGCGACCACCAAAGCCGTGGCCAATGAATGGGCGCTACTCTCAAAAAAAATCGAGCGCAGGATTAAGAGCGGACGAGACCCACGCACCTCGTTTGATTCTGCGTTGATTCCCGCTGACCACGTCGATGCCGTGATGGCGCACTGCTACAAAGGGATGACCGTTGCGGACGTGCACGACGTCATCCACGCGGTCAAAGCACCGGTCGACGACATGACACCCGACGAACTGCGCATCTATAACCGCATCATCAAAGAGATGCGCAAGAAGGGCGAACAGTGGGCGCGCGACATCGCCAACGAGCGCAACCCCGAGACCTCACTGCGCGATGTCATCAAGCCCGTCTTAGATTCGGAACTGGGCACGACGATGGGCAAGCGCATTGACCGGCTCGGCACGCAGTTCAACATCCCGATGGATACCGGCGACCAGTCGCGGTATATCCAAGATTGGTTGCTTGACTACACGCCACAAGAAACTGCCAAAATCGACAAGACCACAGCGGACCGCATCAAGCCCATCATCGAGATGTTCCGCACGACGCCGGGCATGACGATACAAGACATCGAGGCGGCCGTGTTGCCACTGAGCGACCCAATGCGCGCCAAGATGATTGCCATCACCGAGACGACGCGCGCCGCATCGCAGGCCACGACGTCGTACCAAGACTATCTACGTGAACGCGGCGTCAACATGGTACGCGTGTGGAATACCGACGCCGACGAATTGGTGTGCGACATCTGCACCGGTCGAGTCTACGGTGTGAAACTGAACGGGCTCACCGAAGACCAGTGGCCACCAGAGGTAGCAGCGGGGCCACCTGCGCACGTCAATTGTCGATGTGACACGACGTTGCGGTTGGTGCGCTAATGGCGAACAACATCACCGTCGAAATCCTCGGACGCATTGGCGAGGCGCAGATTGGCGAATTGATACGCACCGTCACGCTGGGCTATGCGGTGCTTGTGCAAGGTCAACTGAACGAAGACAAGCCACCGCCACCGGGCCCGGGCTCGATGAAGTTCAAGTCAGAGAAGCAACGGCGCTTTGTCATGGCGAACTATTCCCGCGGCAACATCACGGTTCCGTACAAACGCGGTACCGGGTCCACGTTGAAGGGCAGCGAAGCACTGAACCGTTCATACCGCGTCGACCTGTCAGGGGACGAGGTGACGCTGACCAGTGCGGCGTCGTATGCTCCGTACGTCGTGGGTGATCAGCAGGCCGACATACACAAAGGACGATGGACGACGTCGGCGCAAGCCGTCGACACCATACAAAGCAACGGCACACTTGAGGCGCTCGTTGCGCAGGCAATGGAGAAACTTTAATGCCGTATTACATGGAACGCGACGATGTGTACTGCGTGTACAAAGAAGGCGACGAAGAGCCGATGCAATGCTACGCCAACGAAGAAGATGCGAACGCGTATCTGACCGCGTTGAACATTGCGACGGCCGACGAAACCAAGGCAACCTACATTGCACCGCAGGCAGTCGCCGACAACGCACAGCGCGCGCTCGACGTGCGGGCCGAAAAGCCAGCAAGTCAGCAGGGCATGACTCCGGTCGGCTTGGCGCGTGCGAATCAATTGGCAAACCGCGAACCCATCAGCCTCGACACCGTGCAACGCATGGCCGCATACTTTGACCGTCACGAGATTGACAAAGAGGGTGCGACGTGGTCGGAGCAGGGCAAGGGGTGGCAAGCATGGTACGGCTGGGGTGGTGACGAAGGGCGCGCGTGGGCGCGTCGTATTTTACAGGAGAACACAATGAGCACCAAGGCATCACGTCGGCATTCCGAGAGCGACATGGAAGCGCTTCGCATGGCCGCGTATCACAACCGCGAAACCATGAAGGCATTGCGCACGGTCGGCTACGACGGCATGAAACCAAAGAGCGCCACCAAGGCACTCGACGAGTCCGTGACATTGTCGGAACGTCAGGTCGCCATGTACGACATGTACGAAGGCGTTGTCGAGATGTACGGCGTCTTCGACAAGGGCATCGGCGCCAACGGTGCGCACTACATCGAAGCCGAAGGCAACCCATTTAAGGCCGAAGGCATGGCGTGCAAGAACTGTGTGTTCTACCTCGCCAACCGTTGCGAGATCGTCGATGGTGACATCGAAGAGGACGCACTGTGTAAGATGTGGATTATCCCCGAGTCCGCATTGGTTGTCGCTGAGGCCGTCGAAGAGATGGACGAAGAAGAGACCGAAGACATGGCCGAGGAAGTCGTCGCAGAAGCCGAAGCGATGGTCGAAGAGCCGGTCGAAGAAGTCGCGTCAATGCACGCAATGGACGACGAAGACAAAGCCCTTGACAACACCGCGACAATAAACAAAGAAGCGGTCAAGCGCTTTGCACGTCGCCTGCTGGGGGTCAAATGAAGTCAACACCAC